TTTAGTGAACAAAAAATTGATTTAAGTATTAGAAGATAAAGGATTTAAGATGACAGTAGCAAGTGCTCCAACAAATTGGTTTAGAATAGAAAAAGATACAACTGGTGGTTTGTATGCCAAATCTCTACAGGGCGGCACACCTGGAAGATTTATTAATTTTTCCTTACAAGCTGATGGTACGTTTGGAATTAATATTAGCGGATCACTTAGTGCAATACCACAATTCGCTCAAGTATCTGCAATTATACAAGGAATTTTAGGTATCTTTGGTCTAAGTAACTCACCTGCTGACCCTACACCGCAACCAAAATATATCACAATAGATGCAGGCGTTTCATTAGCAACTTTATTTGGTGCTAGTCAAGGAATTAATTTTTTATTACAAGTGTTGAGAGGAAAAATAAATGCTATTAAAAATTATGTTAAATCAGCAGTATCAAGTATTGAAAATTTATTCAAATGCTTTTTAAAAAATCCATTGTTGGCAGCATCTTTGATTGCAAAATTAATTAGACAAGGATGGATATCATTACCACAACCAGTTAAGGTAGCATTAGAAAGAATTAGAGATCTAATCAACAAAACAATTGGTTTGAATATTTTAATTAATAATCCTTTAACTCAGTTTCTAGCAAAGCTAAGAGAATATTTGCAGTATAAGTTCCCTCCACCAATATTACTGCCTTACATACCTTTTATTCCAGGATGTACTGATGGTTTTTATTCTGGAAGACCGCCTGCCGCATTTATTGGTAATGATCCTATTAATGCAGATGTTGATCCGCAAACAATTACCGTTCCAGGTGGATTTTTTTCACAAATAGATTTGCAAGTCCCAACAATTAGTATTCCATTTGGTCCAGGAACAACACCAAATTTAGCGTTAACTGATGACCAAATATCTAATTTATTAGGAACATACAACCCATATGATTTATATACTTCTGGTGTGGCATCAGTTGAACTAGATCAAGACTTAAACACTACTAACTTTCCAACAGTTGCACAAACAAACTCTTCAGTTAGACAAGTACAAGATAAATTGATATCAGCAAGTTCAAAAGTTGTCAATGACATAACAGTGCTCAGTAAGGATATTAGCAGAGCAGGTTTAATACCTAAAACTAGTCCATTAGATGATCTGCTATGTAAGCCAGGAGAATATCAGTCATGAGTGCAAAAGAGTTAGGCATATCGTCTGAATTACCTAATAGTGAAATACGTGACCTAATAGGTAAACAAGGTCCAGTAATTGCTGAAGTGGTTGACATTCTAGACGGTGGAAAGATGGGCGCATTAAAGGTTGTGCTATATAGAGGGGCAGTCAAAGGTAAAAAACAATCTGATTTAGTAGAATATATTGCTGAATATTTGCCGTCATTTTTTGGATACACTCCTTATGATGCTATGGATCCAAACAATAGAGATTGGAGAAGTACTCAGTCAAGCTACGGCATGTGGTTCGTACCTCCAGATGTTGGTACTAAGGTCGTTGTAATTTTCATTGAAAACAATACTGCAAATAGATGTTTTTGGATTGGATGTGTTCCTGAGGGTGGTATCAATCATATGGTACCAGGCCTTGCGGCGTCTAAATCAGTAGAGTTAACCCCACAAGAAAAAACTAAAATTGGTACAGACAATGTCCCAGTTATGGAAGTTAATAGAAGAATTCGAGATCAAAGATTGGATTCAATTGATGCAGTTAAAAGACCAATACATCCTTTTGCGTTAAGACTGGCAACTCAAGGTTTATTAAAAGATCCTATTCGAGGAATTACAACCAGCAGTGCTCGCCGCGACGCTATCAGTAACGTTTATGGAATATCAACACCTGGGCCTGTTAGAGTTAAAGGCAAGTCATATTCAGTAGGACCAGAAAATCAAACGTTTGATGTTTATACTGAAAGAGAAGGTGGCACACAATTTGTCATGGATGATGGATACATTGGTAAAGATGAAAAAACAAAAAAAGAAGGTATATTAGACGAACATGTTAGGATTAGAACTAGAACTGGACATCAAATACTATTACATAATAGTGCAGATTTAATTTACATTTGTAATAGTAAGGACGGTAAAATTGATATCTTTGCCGCAGATAGTGTTAGTATTCATACAGAGTTTGACTTTAACTTCCGTGCAGATAGAAATATTAACATGGAAGCAGGCAACAACGTTAATATTGTTGCCACTAGAGGTTCTTTACATTTAGAAGCAGGTGGCATAGTAGAAGGGTATGCAGGACTTGATTGTAATTTTTCTGCTAAGAGCCATGTTAACTTAAATTGCGGCGGAAAAATTCGTCTTACTTCACAAGTAAATCCTTTAAATCCGTTAACTTCTGGTATTGATTTATATGCTTTAACTGGAAATATAAACATGTATGCCACTACTGATTTTAAAATGCAGTCGTTGTTAGAAATGAATATAAGATCTGGATTAGGTTTAAGTGTTATTTCTGGAGCCGCAACAAATATACAAAGTATTGGCGAATTTGTTGTTGATACTGGAGGTGCAAACTATATTTCAGCAGTTGGTGCTAACGTCTTTAATGCAGGTGGAGCCCATATTGAGCGTGCTACATTAATAGATATGAACGGCCCTACACCTGCTCCAGAGTCCGTAAGTTCTGAAACTAATCTTCTTAATGCGTTAGAAGCATTGACAATATTGCCAGAAGCAGCCACCGTTGTACCAGTATTGGATACCTTTGTATTGCCTTATAGAGAAGCTGATAGAAATGCTACCGAGGGCATACAGAAGGGTTGGGAGAACAATAATTATTATCGTCAACCAGATATAAGAAGCATTATGTTGCGAGTACCAACACATGAACCATGGGATCATCACGAAAGTCTTGACCCAGAACAATTTAAACCTATAAAAACTGACAGAGACGGTAACGTAGCACAAAGCGTATAAGGACAGAGTCATGCCTATTAAAAAATTAGTAATAAAGCCAAATTCAAATCAAGTTTCAAACTATGGAATTTCAACAGTACATGTGTACAAAGGGTTCAATAGTAATCGTCCAGGCCAAAATTTCAAAATGTACGACTTTGACTGTGTTAGACAGGATCTTTTAAATCAGTTCAATACTAGAAAAGGCGAGAGAGTTATGGATCCAACTTTTGGTACCATTATATGGGACGCAATTTTTGAACCATTAACTGAATCAACTAAGAATGCAATAACTGAAGATATCAGAGAAATACTAAACAAGGAACCTAGAATAGAACCAGAAGCTGTTAAAGTGGATGAATATTCCAGCGGAATATTATTAGAAATAACAGTAAAGTATAGAGTCACTGATCAAAGATCAAATATCAAATTATCTTTTGATAGAGATATTGGACTGATAGTTGATTAAACACGCAGATAATTTTTAAAATAAATATGGATATCGGAGATTGACCCACAATGGCTAGCACAGAACGACAAAACTCACTATTGGTTGCTGAAGATTGGACCAAAATTTATCAAACTTTTCAGAATGCTGACTTTAAATCCTACGACTTTGAAACTATTCGTAGGAGCATGATTGAGTATCTCCGTCAAAATTATCCTGAAAGTTTTAATGATTATATTGACAGCAGTGAATATGTAGCACTTATTGATATGATTGCCTTTTTGGCACAAAGTTTGAGCTTTAGAGTTGATTTAAATGCTAGAGAAAACTTTTTAGAAACTGCAACTAGACGAGAAAGTATATTAAAATTAGCCAAGTTGGTCAGTTATAATCCTAAACGAAATCAAACTTCAAACGGTCTACTAAAGGTAGTGTCTGTAAGTACAAGTGATAATATAATTGACTCAAATGGAACTAATCTTTCAAATAAAATTGTTGTTTGGAACGACGGAACTAATCCAGATTGGTATCAGCAGTTTACATTCGTAATGAACTCTGCAATGAGTTCTGCTACATTTGGCAGACCTAATTCAAGAAGAACAATAGATGGTATAGTTAATGAACAATATAATTTAAATGTTGTTTCTGCCGACGTTCCTGTTTTTTCTTTTTCTAAAACAGTCAGCGGAATTCCAATGAATTTTGAAATTGTTGGCTCTTCTATTATAGACAGATCAACTGTGGGCGAACAAGATCCAAAGATTGGTGCTAGTTTTGGTGTAATTTATAAAAATGACAACAAAGGAAGTGGCAGCAAAAATAGTGGATGGTTCGTGCAATTTAAAGAAGGTACACTACAGAGTAGTGATTTTACAATAACAAACCCTATAGCTAATGAAGTTATTGGTGTTGATGTAGAAAACATTAATAATTCTGATATTTGGCTTTATGAATTAAATGCTAATGGCGAGTTATCTACTATGTGGACTAAATTAGATTCTGTTGGTGGAACCAGTGTCATTTATAACAGCATTAAAAACAAAACAAAAAATATCTATAGTGCATCAACTAGAGAGAATGATCAAATTGATTTAATTATAGGACTAGTAACGGACTTAGTTATATTATCAGTCCGCAGGACATGAATAATATTCAAGTGAGGATGCCTTACCTAAACGGAGCAGGGCAATCTCAGACATTATCAATAGTTTTGAGTTTACAAGTAAGTGTATCAAATAGCGCACAGAGTGAAAGCAATCAAAGCATTAAGCAAAATGCTCCTCAGATGTACTATACACAAAATAGAATGATAACAGGCGAAGATTATAATGTACTTCCTATTACAATTAATCAAGACATTGTTAAAGTAAAATCTATTAACAGAGTTTCTTCTGGAATTTCTAGATATTTTGAAATTAATGATCCAACAGGCAGATCAAGTTCAATAAATTTATTTTCAGATGACGGCTGCATTTATCAAAATACGTATACTACAAGTTTTACTTTTAATTTTAATACAAAAAATGAAGTATATGGAATTGTTAAATCTAAAATTGAACCATTAGTTTCTAAAGAAGAAGTTAGAGACTTTTATTATGAACTGTTTGAAAGAATTTTAACAGGCGACACTAACATTGTTTGGAACAATGTTTTCTCTGTGTCCAATCAAGCCACAGGATATTTTAAAGACTCTGTAACATCATTGGCAGTTCCTATTGGGCAATATACCCAATCTCCATTACGATATTTAAAATCTCAAGCATTGGTAAAATTTGTACCTCCTACAGGAAAATATTTTGCACCTAATAATACTTTAACCACAGTTAATAATAAAAATACCAAATCATATATTTGGAGTGAAGTAGTTTATGTTTCTGGGGACGGTAGCAACTCTGGAAAAGGAACAGACGACAATGGTGTTGGACTAGTGTCCATATCAAATCCAGTTCCTGATGGTGCGATACCTTCAGAAATAATACCATTATTTGTTACAGACATACCATTTACGTTTGAAACAGAAATTGTTAACCAAATTACTTTAAGAAGAGATTTTGGAATTAGGTACGACAGGGATTCAGCAGAGTGGAAAATTATTAATTCAAGTAATTTAGATTTAGACAGTGAATTTAGTTTAACTTACGCAGGTGATGTTAGTAATTTAAGACAGGACAGTAGTTGGCTCGTTGCTTTTAAGAGTGATGGAGAAAATTATATAACATATTACAGAGGACTTGAATACGTTTTCCAAAGTAATAAAAAGATAAGTTTTTATTTCAACGAGAGAGATAAACAATTTAGTCAAAAATTAGGTGGAGAATCTAAAGATAACATTAATATTTTGTCAGTTAACGAAGATTTAGAAACGGGAACTGTGCTAGGAAAAGATTATCAGTTTGAAATCACTGGCATGATATCCAACGATGATGGTATATATGACAATAATAGAGTTAAAATTAGTTTTTCTGATAAAACAGGAGATGGCATAGTTGACGATCCTGATTCTTTTGTTAACATAGTTAAACCTTTATTGATAGATCCTATAACAAACACTAGAAGTTCTTTTGTTTATATTAAAACAGTTGTGCTTGACGGACAGGTCTATAAAGAAATATTAGACTCAAGTTCTGTTCTAACATTTGAAAGTGAATTAGATGTTGTTAATCTAAGTTTATATCCTTCAGGACAATTATTTTATTTTTATTCTTCGGCAGAAAATATAATCAAACGATTAGACACTACTATTGGTCTTGTTGTGGAAACTGGAGTTGAAGCATTTATTGGAAGAAATAACATCAAATTCCAATATATTCACAACGCAGGTCAAGATTATAGGATTGATCCTTGTAAAACAAATATTATTGATATATTTTTATTAACTAAAACATATGATGATGCATTGAGATCATGGATATTATCACAACAAGATGATCCTCCTGAGCCGCCAGACTCAACACAATTATATGAATTATACTCTGCTCCGTTAAACAGCGTGAAAGCATTGAGTGATGAGATTGTTTTCCATCCTGCAAAGTATAAATTGTTATTTGGAACAGGAGCAACAGAAGATTTACAAGCTAAATTTTATATAGTTAAGAATCCTGCTTCAACAGTAAATGACAATGACATTAAGAGTAGAGTTATAGTTGCTATCAATCAATATTTTGCACTTGAAAATTGGGATTTTGGAGATACTTTTAACTTTGGAGAGTTGAGTGCGTATGTTATTAAGTCATTAAGCCCAGACGTGGTAAACTTTTTAATAGTTCCAACCGCACCAGAAAGGTATTTTGGAAGTCTGTTCCAAGTATTTTGCCAACCAGACGAAATATTTTTAAGCACTGCTGATGTCTCTGATTTAGAAATAATTAGCACAATCACATCTGGATTATTAAAAACAAATGGACCTATTGTAGTGTCTGCAAGTTAATGGATAAAAAATGAGTAAAAGAAAATCATTAGACCTATTACCAGTTATTTTTAGGACTGACGCGAATAACCGTTTTCTTTCTGGAACAATAGATCAATTAATACAACAACCTAAACTTAAAAAGATTGATGGCTTTATTGGCGAAAGAGCAGTAACGAATTTCAATCCTGAAACTGATTTATATATCAATTCAAATTTAGAAAAATCTTTTAGAACAGACTATGAAGTAGAGCCAGGAATTGTAACTAGAAATGCTATTACTGACAATGTTGAATTTGCCAAATCATATGAAGACATTCTCAATAGTTTAAAATTTTATGGATCTGACGTATCCAATCAAGACAGACTTTTTAAACAACAAAGCTACACATGGAATCCACACATTGATTTGGATAAATTTATCAATTATAGAAATTATGTTTGGATACCAGAAGGACCTCCAACTATTTTAGTTATTGGTGATGAAAAAGTAACAAATACAACTGTCAAAGTTGGCATTGTCAGCGATGAAAATTCTGAATATTGGAATTTTAGTAGTGATTCAGTTGCAGTTAATCCAACAATAACACTATATCGAGGCATGACTTATGTTTTTGATGTTGATACTGTGGACAATCCTTTTTATATTAAAACTAAGAGAACAAGTGGAAGTTTAGATTTAGTTGAAAATGTATTAAACAATGGAAGTAACAACGGAAATGTGGTATTTGAGGTAACTGATGATATACCTGCAACGTTGTTTTATGTTAGCGGAAAAGATAGTACAACTTTTGGAAAATTTTTAATAAGAAATAAAACTGAAAACACCGCATTAAATGTTGAAGAAGACATACTTGGAAAAAAGAATTACGAAGTAGTAGGTAAGTTCAAGTTAAGCAATGGCATGAAAATTAGATTTTCCAATGTTGTTATGCCAGAATCTTATAGAGAAAAAACATATATTGTAGAAGGTGTTGGAGAATCAATTACATTAGTTGACTATGAATCATTAGTTACAATTGAAGGATATTCTTCTGAAGTTGAAAGTTCGTTTGATGAAACTTCATTTGACGATTTGCCGTTTGATCAAGTTAGTAATTATCCATTAACACCAGATTATATATTGATCAATAGATCTAGTAAAGATAAAAATCCTTGGTCTAGATATAATAGATGGTTTCATATTGATGTAGTTACTTTAAGCTCTGAAATTAACGGTGTTGAACCTAATTACGGAACTAGAGCAAGCAGACCTATTATTGAATTTCAACCAAATATTCGTCTTTATAATTTTTCATCACAGTCTAAAAGATATGTTGATTTTTTAGATACAAGAGTAACTGACGCATATAGTTCAGTTGAGGGATCTGTTGGTTTCTTTGTGGACGGTGTGCAATTACAGAATGGAAATAGAGTAATTTTTACCGCAGAAAAAGATGCAAGTATAAGAAACAAAATATTTGAAGTAAAGTTTTTAGATATTGATGGCAATAAAAAACTTCATTTAGAACAAGTTATAGATAGTGATCCTTTAGAAAATCAAGGATTATTAGTATTGTCAGGTAATGAAAATGGCGGAACAACTTGGTTATATAAAAACGATGAGTGGGTACCTGCCCAAAGAAAAACAACATTGAATCAATCGCCTTTATTTGATTTATTTGATAACACAGGTAAAAGTTTTTCAGATTCTTCATATACCAATAACAATTTTAGTGGAACAAAATTGTTTGGTTATCAAATAGGAACAGGAGTTAATGACAGTGTACTAGGATTTCCTTTAAAATATGCCAACGTGTCAAATGTAGGCGGCTATCTATTTGAGAATTTTATAGAAACAGGGTCATCAAGTTATTTTGATGCTGATGGAAATTTAATCACTGTGGATTTTAAAGATGGGTTCATTAAAGTTGATGATTCTAGATACGAAAATTTTTGGACGTTAACCAATGCACCATCAATTCAAGAAATTATTGATCAACAAGTTGCAATGGGAGGTGAAGAATACTTAGAATTCAACAGTATTAATGTCAATACTCCAAAAACTGCAATTAGAGTTTTTAAAAATGGAACATTATTACCACAAACAGATTATACGGTTTCTGCAGACGTAACATTTGACTCTTATTTTATTAATTTTAATGTACCTCTAATAAAAAATGATGTAATTACAATTAGATCATTACCTGTATTTGATAAAGGAATAGAAGGAAAATACGAGTCTCCAATAAATTTAATTAACAACCCATTAAATGAAGTTCCTTTTACTGTTAGCTATGCAGAAATAAATGATCATGTTAATTCAATTTTATTAAATGCATCTAAAGCTATTGGGGCAACAGTCAACAAAGACAATTTAAGAGATCTTCCTAATTTATATTCTTATGGTAGAAGATTTGTACAGCATCAGGGCCTTGTTGCAATGGCTGGCGCAATGCTTTGCGATAAACAGATCAATTTTATCAGTTCTATTCGTTGGGCGGCATTAGAATATCAAAGATATAAAACATTAATTCTGCAAAAGTTTGTTGATTTGCCTTCTTATAATTCTATTCCTTCTGCATTAGATGATATCATCACAGATATTAGTAAAGACAAAAATAATAAATCAACTTTCTACTATAGCGATATGGTGCCTTATGGGTTGAATAAGAGAGATTATGAATACACAGTTAGAGATGTTAATATCATATCTTATGCTTATGGATCTAAAATTTACGACTCTAAAGAATTAAACAATAATGCAATTCTCGTTTATCTAAACAATGAGTTATTGATAAAAGATAAAGATTACCATTTTGACACTATTGAACCTTTGGTTACATTTGATAAGACTCTAAATTTAAATGACAAAGTTTTGATTAAGTTCTATAACAACATCTACGGTTCTTGCATGCCATTTAGCCCTACTAAGTTAGGCCTTTATCCTGCATTTATTCCAGAAATTTATAAAGACGAAACGTACTTAGAACCTACAGATGTTATACAAGGACATGACGGATCAATAACAGTTTGTTTTGGTGATGACAGAGATTTGCTATTATTAGAGCTAGAAACAAGGATCTATAATAATTTAAATTCTTTTTATGATAACAGAATCTTTGATGTGATTGATGTTGTTCCAGGAATTTTTAGAAGCAACAAAGAGGAATTAGTTCGAGTTAACAAAACTATTGAAGAAGAGTTTTTAAGATGGACTGGACTTTATAACATTGATTATGAAACAAACGAAAATGAAATCTATGGTGGTAATTTTAGCTATAATTTTGTAAACTCTGTTGGAGAATTAAATCCAGAATCAGTTTTAAATGGCTCATGGAGAAAGATATATAGGTACTATTTTGATACAGATAGACCACATTCTCATCCTTGGGAAATGTTGGGATTCAGTATTAAGCCAGATTGGTGGGATACAACATACGGACCAGCACCCTATAGTGCAGGTAATGATGTTTTGTGGAAAGATTTAGAAGACGGTTACATTAGAGATGGCAATAGAAAAGGTTATGATAGTAGATATAAAAGAATAGGTCTATCCAACATATTGCCTGTTGATTCTTACGGAAACCTAAAAGATCCATTTGATGTAAATGTTGTTAAGTACTTTGATTTTTCTCAAAGATACCAACAATGGAAGTTTGGTGATATGGGTCCTGCTGAGAGTTCTTGGAGAAGGAGTCATTTATATCCGTTTGCTATTCAAGTAGCTATGGCATTGAATCTTCCTGCAAAGTATCTAACACTGTGTTTTGATACTTCTAGGAATACTTTTAATAACGCCAATCAAACAATATATAAAGACACAAATCAAAGGATATCTCCTAAAGATTTAAAAATTTATTCAGACTTTAACAAAGGATTTGTTTTTGCAACAGGCTATTCTCCTTATATAGTAGAATATCTAAGATTAAAAAATACTTCTCCTTCTACAACATTAAAAAATTATATTAACAATATTAAATCTAATTTAATGTATAAGCTAGGAGGATTTGCCAGCAAAGACAAATTCAATGTAGCATTAGAAACTGTTACTAGTTACAAAACAGTAGATAAAGTTTTTGTACCACAGGAAAATTATCAATTATTTTTATCTACTGGCAATCCTATTAAAACACTTTCAATGTCAGGAATAATTGTTGAAAGGGGTACAACTGGATTCGTTATTAAGGGTTATGATAATGTTAATCCTTATTTTAAAATTAATAAAGCAATTACCGCACCAAATGATCCAGTTATCACAGTAGGAGGAACAACTGAATCCTTTATATATTGGGCACCAAATGCAAATATTACTGGAGGAAGCATAGTATCAGTTGGACAAAAGTATTATAGAGCAGTGTCAACTCATTTGACTAAAGAGTCTTTTGATCCAGCTTTATATTATCCTCTTCCATATCTTCCAACAATTGGTGGAATTGATGCAACTGTTCCATCAAATTTTGAAGATACTATTACGTTAATTCCTTACGGAACTATTTTAAAATCTTCTCAAGAGGTGTTTAATTTTATTCTAGGATACGGCAGCTATTTAGAATCTGAAGGATTTATTTTTGATAAAATCCTATCTGAGTTAGAAGTTGTTGCAGATTGGAAGTTGGCCGGAAAAGAATTCTTATTTTGGAGTGTTCAAAATTGGGCTAATAATAGCGTTATTAGTTTAGCACCTTTTGCAGACACCGTAAAGTTTTATAGTGAAAAGTCAGTTGTAGAAGATATAAATGATTTATTTTATGACTATTCATTATTGAAATCAGACGGAAGTGCGATAGATAAAAACAGAATCAACATTGTTAGAGAGGATAACACTTTCTTAATTGATACATCTAAAATTTCTAATGATGGAATATATTTTGTAAAAATCAACCTAGTACAAAAGGAACATATTGTTGTCTTTGACAACTTTACTATTTTTAATGATTTGATATATCAACCTTATTCTGGATATAGACAAAACAGATTTAAGGTTTCTGGATACATCACTGACAACTGGACTGGTGATTTTTATATCCCAGGATTTGTATATGACAGTGCAAAAATAGAAGACTGGCAAGTGAACGTTGATTATAATATTGGTGATGTTGTCAAGTTTCAAACTAGATATTATCAAGCTAATACTAAATTACTTCCTGCAGAAACTTTTAACTATGAGAATTGGGCTGAACTTGGGAAAGCTCCTGTAGCACAATTACTTCCTAATTTTGAATATAAAATAACACAGTTTGAAGATTTTTATAGTTTAGAAAGTGAAAATTTTGACGATAGTCAAAAAAAGTATGCACAAAAATTAATTGGTTATGTTCCTAGAAATTACTTGAACAGCTTAATTGTTGATGAAACAAGTCAATATAAGTTTTATCAAGGGTTTATTAAAGAAAAAGGAACCGTAGCGCCATTAGAAAAGTTTTCCGTAGCATCTAATCAAGCATTAGGATCACATTTATCTGTGCAAGAAGAATGGGCGATTAGATTGGGAACGTTTGGTGGTGAGAACACTTATAAAGAAATAGAATTTTCTCTAGATCAAAATAAATTTAATCAAGATCCTCAATTGTTTGAATTTGTATACGGTGAAAATGTTATAACTTCGCCTAGAAGCTATCCAGTAGATCAATCAAGTCTGCTAATTAAACCTATTGACTTTAATGGTGCGCCTTGGCCAACATTAGACGTTAACAAAAAGAATGGAACTAGTTATCTACAATATCAAAAATTACCAACTGCTGGTTATCCTAGAATTGACGATGTTACATTTACTGCCTTATACGAAAATAATATACTTTCTTTAGGTGCAAGCGGCTCTTTACAAGAAGGAGACACCGTTTGGGTTGCAATGGATAAAAAGGGAGACTGGAGTGTTAAACGATATACTAAATCTAGTTCTAAGATTATCAATTATCAAGTCGACAACGCAAACAATTTAATTCAATTTATAACTGATGTTGCACATAATTTAAAATTAAGAGATTTTATTTCAATTGCTAGAATGCCAGATCCTTTGAATGGGGTATATGAAGTTATTGGAATTGACACTCCTAATACTTTTGTTGTAAGTACAACGTTTAATGATATTCCTGATTCTGAATCTATATTAGACGGATCTCTTTACTATTTCTTAAAAACTCGATTTACTAATTTAGATGAATTAGCAAACATACCTGGAATAGCTCGTTGGAAAAATTGTGAATTTGTTTGGATTGATGACGACGGCACAGGCAATTGGTCAGTTTTAGAAAAAGAAAATTCTTCTATTCCTACCCCACTGCGACCTTATAAAGAAGAAGCCAAGCAATATTTTGGCCAATCAGTAGCTATAGCCCCAGTCACTAATATTTTTGTAGTGTCTGCAACTAATGTTGAAGGTGGTAGAATTTATGTTTATCGAAGAGAAGTTCTTGGATCAACAGATGTTCAATTAGATCAAAGTTATCTAGTAGAAGAAAATGTAAGCGATGTATTATCTGTTCAAACTCTTAAAGATGGAGTAGTAGTTGAGGCAATGCCTAGAAATCATGGCGCTTCAATTGGCATTTGGGAGAATGAATCATTATCTTTAAGATATATTGTTACAGGCGCACCTAATGCTTCTGGAGTAAAGTGGATATCATCCGGAGTTACATTTGAGAATGAGCCAATTAAGAAACCAGTTGATTTTAGCTATCAGTCAAGTGGAATTTTTGATGAAGGGTTAATAAAAATTGTAAAGTATGATGACCTTGGTGCAGAATTTGTAACTGATATTATACTAGCAAGCCCTAGTGCAGAAAGAGCATCAAATTTTGGTCATAAAGTAAAGATAGTTGGTAACACTAATCCTTTCATAATGGTGTCTGCACCAGGACAAGATTCAAAAACTGGATCAACATTTATATACTACCTAGATAGTAACAAGGATTGGCAAGTTGTATTATTAAACAATCAACCTTTTGACTTTAGATCTAGAATTACACAAATTAGTCAAGGATCTGAATTTGGTTGGGATATTGCATCATCCAGTGATGGAAATATTGTAGCAATTTCTGCTCCATCTTATTTGAAAGATCGAACACAGGCACATATTGGAGCAGTATTTGTCTTCCAAAAAGATGCTGTAAATTATACATATATCTTAAAACAATCTATATATGCAGATGATTTCATTGAACCAGGAGATTTGCTATTAAAGGGTGTATCAAAATCTTACTCTACTGTTGAAATAACACTTGTGTTTGATGCAACAGAATACACATTAACTAGAAATAGAGGAAATTTTATTCAAGATGGTTTTAGGACTGGTCAAACAGTACAAGTTACTGGATCTAGATTTAATAATTTTGAATTTGTAATTGATGGAATTTCTACAACAACATTGACTTTTAAAGCCAATGAACTAATGGCCAATGAAAACGTTACCACACCTATTACAATTATTGGATTAGGTACTGCTAGGAAAGATAGATTTGGTGACAAAATTTCAATGACTTCAGATGGTAGTTTGTTATTAATTTCTAGTGACCATTCCTCACAAAATAAACTTGATGCAGGAATGGTATATGCACTTAACAAAAATACTTCAGGGCAATATGTATTAAATCAAAAAATATCATCTCCATCCGCTGAGCCAGGTGAATTGTTTGGAAATAATATTGAAGTTAGTCCTGATGGAAAAATTTTACTAGTAACCGCTGCCGGAGGCGATCAAGCCTCAAATATGTATTTTGATTCATATATTGAAAGAATTATAAATGCGCAGGAATTATATGGCTCTGAATATGTTTTAAATCCAAAGTCTGCATTGAGACCATTAAGAACTACATTTGATAGTGGTAGTACAAGATTTGTTGATAAAGCACAAGATAGCGGTTTAGTTTATTTGTATCAAAAATTAGGAAATTATTTTGTATTTGGAGAATCATTAGTTAGCGGTGATGCGTCTGATGCAGACGGATACGGAACAGGTCTAGCCACAAACGGAAAATACTGTTTAGTGGGTGCTCCAAGATATGAATATAGAGTTGAAGGACAAGATGAAATCAATCCAAATATAACATCAGTGGTTACATATAGTGATGCAGGTACTGTTGTTTTCTTTGATAATAGTCCTAAAGATGATGGTAATAAAACTACTTGGACTGCGGAGCATGTAGGTGAACTTTGGTTAGATACTAGTACATTGAGATATGTATGGTATGAGCAAGGATCTGCAGAATTTAGAATTAACAATTGGGGCAAATTGTTCCCAGGTGCTACTGTTGATGTCTATGAGTGGGTTAAGAGTGATTATAGACCAAGTGAATGGGCAACTTTGGCTGATACTGAAGATGGATTAGCTCAAGGTATTAGTGGTCAACCAAAAAATCCAGATAATACTGTAGTTTCTATTAATCAATATTTTGATCCTATCATTAATGATTTTGTAAACGTGTACTACTTCTGGGTTAGAAATAAAATAACCATTCCAGATTTGAATTTTAGATCAATTAGTTCTTTTGAATGTTCAAGAATTATAGAAGATCCAAAAACACAAGGGATTAAGTATGCTTCCTTTTTAAGCCCAAGTAGTATTGCCCTAGCAAATACTAAGAAAGATCTTGATGCTAAAAAGATAAACATTGACATTTATTATAGAGATAGTGACGTTGAAATCAATCGCCATAGTCATTGGCAGTTGATCAATGAGAATAACAAATATGCTGTTTTAGATCCAATGATCGAACTCAAATTATTTGATAGTTTGGTAGGACAAGATGAATTAGGAAACTCAGTTCCTGATCCAAGATTGTCTCCAAAGATGCGCTACGGTATTTTAAATAATCCAAGACAAAGCTGGTTTGTTAATAGAGAAAAGGCTCTAAAAACTTTATTAGTATTTGTTAATAACATTTTACTGAAGAATGATGTAGTAGGTAAAGTTAATTTAGATAATTTGGATGATTATGATGCAGTACCTTTGGAAAGTTACGGCTATTACGATGAAATAGTAGAGTCAAAGGCAGATTTGTCTTCTATTGGAACTGCTGGTAAAATTGCAGGTGAATTAGAAGCAGAAATAATCAATGGAAGATTAGTCAATGTAAACATTGTTGATTCTGGTGTTGGCTATAAAATTGCTCCAACTGTAGAAATAATTGGAGATGGCACAGGCGCTAGAATACAGACGGCTATTGATTTGTCTGGTAAAATTGTATCAGTTAAAATATTAAGTCAAGGTATTAATTATACTTCAGCACCAAAATTATTAGTTCGTTCATATTCAGTGCTAGTAACATTGGATGAGGAAATTAATAAGTGGGCGATTTATCAATCTATCAACAATATTTTTGAAAGAAAAATAAGCCAAATATATGATGTTAGAAATTATTGGAGTTTTGTTGATTGGGTGTCTGATGATTACAGCGTTGAAATTCCGCCTAAATTTGTTATCGAGTTTACATCAGATCTAGCAACATCTAATTTTTCTATTGATGACACTGTAAAAATTAGAAATACAGGAGATGGAAGAAGTATAGTATTAAGAAAAGTTGAACTAGGAAAGGGCAATTATTTAAGTGACTATGATTTAATTTATAGAGAAAGAGGCACTATCCAATTTAGTGAAAAGTTATACAATAAAGCTGTTTCTGGTCTTGGGTTTGACAGTTTTGTTGGTTTTGATCAAAACAGTTTTGATGAATCAAATGCTACTGAAATAAGAAAAATATTAGTGAGCGTTAAAAACGATATATTTGTTGGAGACTTAGCACAATATTGGAATAAATTTATTTTTGTTGCTATAAAATACGTTCTAAGTGAACAACTTTTTGTTGATTGGGTTTATAAAACAAGTTTTATCACTCCAATAATTGATGCTGGATTATTAGATCAAAAAGAAATTTACAGATTTAACGATTTTGCCTATGTTGAAGAATTTGTTAATGAAATTAAACCATATAGATCTAAATTTAGAGAAATTACAACTAATCACCAAGTTAAGGAAACTATCAATGTTGGTGTGACAGATTTTGATTTGCCTTCTTATATTGATATAAATGGCAATATAACAATACCATCTACTTCTGTTATTGAAAATGTTTACCCATTCAAATATTGGAATGACAATAAAGGGTTTAGTGTAAAACAAATCAATATAGCCAATCCAGGTAATGGATATCGATTACCTCCTCAAGTTGTTATCAACCCTGCCCAAGGAGATTCGGGCAGAGGAGCAACTGCTATTGCACGTATTAGTAATGGAAAATTGTCTGAAATTGTAGTTACTAATCCAGGCACAGGTTACCTATTAACGCCTAACGTGGTTATAGTAGGTGGCGGAAATTATGATACAAATTTTGTACAGGCAAAAGCTAGTGCAGAGTTATTCAATGACTATATTAGAACAAGCGAGATTAAATTAAGATTTGATAGGACTTCTGATAAAGGATTGTTTACTGGGCAATTTTATAGTCGCAATTTTACAACTGATGGAATTACATTGAATTATGTATTAACTTATCCTGTTGACGACTTTGACGATAACTACCCTGCAATGCAGGATAAAGAAACTATCAAAGTTTTGATTAATGAAGTGGAAGTTGGGGAAGATGCGTATAGAGTTACGTTTAGAACAGATTTGAGTACGATTATAACTTTCAATGTCGCCTTGCCAGCAAATCAAAATTTGAGAATTCAATATATTAAGAATTTCTTGTATACTAAGGATATTTTTGAGCAAACTACTGAAAGTTATAAGGACACGTTCCAATTAACTTTCCCACCAGAATTAGATAACCAGAAAATTGTTATTACTTCAATTAATGGTATCACGAATGTTGGCTATACGGTTCCTTATTCAGATTACTTAATACAATTAGTGCAGTCTGAAGTGAGCCATAATAAGTTCATTGGATATATTAAATTTAAAAATGTACCAACTATTGGTTCTATAATAACTGTTCAATATGCAAAAAATATTAATATTCAAAATGCAGTTGATAGAATTATTACCAGTTATCAACCAACAGTTGGTATGCCTGGTAAGGATATTACTCAATTAATGAAAGGTGTAGAATTTGGCGGTGTACAAGTTCAAGGATTAAACTTTAGTGTGAGTAGTGGTTGGGATGGACTGCCTTGGTTTACACAAGGTTGGGATACTTTTGTCAATGACTATAAAGATTTATTAGTTATTAGTGACGGAGTAACAACCACATACGATTTAGGATATGTCCCCTTACAAGGCGTACAAATAAACTTTTATTTTAATGGTGTTCGTGTTGATGACGAATATTTTGGAACTTCTGAGCAAAAAAATAATGATGCCTTGTTTAAAACTATTATTTCTAATGGAACAACTAGTAGGATAACACTACCTGTAATTCCTGCAAATGGCGTTAAGATTGAAATTAGACAATCTTTAAGTGACGGAGTTACATTGCCAACTGATGATTTTGTTCTTGACACAAGTTTAAGTGGCGGCGATTTCACAACAATTAGAGATGCTTTAGAAACTAGATTTAGAACAGCAACTGGGTTACGTCCAGATGATATATCAGTTGATGGAGGACAATTCTTATCAATAGAACACAGCCCATCAACAGAGGAACTAGTGAAGGGAGAAATTTTTGATACCCTGTCAATGACTGTTTTTAATAGTCCTAGTTCAGGAAGTAATCTAGTTAGAACATATCAATATCTGTATGATGGAACAAATCCAACATATGAAATTACAGGAAGTGTTGATAGTAATCAATCTATTGATGTATATGTAAATAATTTCTTATTAGACAGAAGTACTGATTTTACAGTTTCGTCTTTAGGAAATGGTAATTCTTTAGTAACATTAACTACTACTGATTATGGAATAAGTACTGCCAATTTAGTTGACAAAATTTCAGTTACTATACAGAATATGTCGATTGGTGGAAGTAACATATTGAATAGAGTAAATTACATTGTTACTTCTTCTGATAGCACTGCTAATTTGATTGAAATTGATTTAAACGTAAGTATTGACGATATTGGAAGCTACTATTTGTCAATTCCTAATTCATCAACATTGGAAAAGAAATCAAATAGATCAAAGAGAGCAAAGGTTGTTATCAATAACAATCCATCTGTAAGTGCAGGTGATTTAATTACGGTAATATTGTTTTCATCATCTGTTAAAACATATAGTGAAGTGTTTAATCAAGAAATTTCAATTACAGCTAATAGCACGTATCTTTTAACTAGACCACCAGGCGATATTGAACCATTGCATGTTATGGCGGCAGTGACAAGATTAACACCTTCTAGTATAGATTGGAAAGGCAGCTGGGAAGATGGAATTGAGTACAATGTGAATGACACTGTATTATTCTCTAATAGATCTTACGTTTGTATTTTGGGTCATAAGAGTTACTATAGTTTAAATGGAGTTACATTCTCCTCTTGGGCGTTAGCAACCAACTATGTATTAGGTGATGTTGTTAATTTTGGAAATAACAGATACATCTGTATCAGTGCTCATCTTTCTAATAACACGTCTAATACTCCTACTAATAATCTTCTTTGGTCATTACATACTGGTAACAGACCAGATGAAGACTATTCTGGACTCTATTGGGAAGCCCTTCCTAGACAACGATTGTTGCCGCCAGAAACTGAATATTATGAAGTGACGCAAGATTCTCAAACATTTGAACTTGGTAAAAACTTCCCTTATATATCACGCTCCTTGTCAGTTTCAGATATTGAAGTATATAGAAATGGCAAAATTATGGCAACAAACAGGGACTACGAATTTGATAATGTTACTAACTCAGTACAACTAAGTTCTGGTGTTGCGTTTGCTGGCGATGTCATTGCAATTAGCGTATTGAGAGGTGCAGAATACTTGATACGAAACGGTCAAATCATCTTTACAAACTTTGCAAATTTAGAAATTGGTCAAAAAATAGTGGTTACTACGTACACTAACCATGATGGTAACCTAATGAGAAGAGAAGTATTTAAAGGTCAAAGACTGTTAAATGAATACAAAGTTAGCAGAAGAATTTTAAGTATAAACAATGTTTGGGTTGATTTGAATGGTCGTCCACTAATACCAAACGTGGATTATGACATTAAAGACAATTATTATGTTAAACTTTCTGACAAGTTTGATATTCTTGATTCTGATAGAATAGTTGTTACTAGTATCAGTGATGTTACTTCTGTTGATCCTATAGCTTATCGCTTGTTTAAAGATATGACTAATACTGTTCAATTTAAGAGAATTTCAAAGAAAAGTACTACTTCGTTGACTAGCCCATTGTTGATTACTGATAGGGAAATTCACGTTCAAGATGCTTCTATTTTTGGAGTTTTAGAAACTAACAGCACTAGATCAGGCGTTATTTTTATTGGTGGGGAACGAATTGAATTTAAGTCTGTAAATGGGAATGTCTTATCTAGTTTAACTAGGGGCACTAGTGGAACTGGATCAGCGGACGTTTACCCAGCAGGTAGTAAAGTTTTTAATGTTTCTCAAAGCGAAACTGTTCCTTATAAAGAAGGGTCTGTTATTCAAACAGTCGCTACTCCTTCTAACTATCGATATAATGAGCAATTAGATCAATATGAAAGATATAGTAACGGATTTTGGGTCTCACTTGCAGATGGTGAATTAGGTGCGTATACTCTAATTGACGATTTTAATTTTACTGATCAGATTCCTTACGAGGATCAAATTACAGTTTACATGGCAGGTAGAGTATTATTAAAGCCAGCTAAGTCTAATAATCCGTTAATTAAACATGACTTCTCCATAACACTTGATTCTAATGAGACCAACAGTCAAGGACAAACAGGGGATATTGAGATAGATCCAGACTTCACTGTGTCTAAAGTAAATGGAAATTACATTTTACAAATTAACATTAATTCCCTAATGAGGGATGAAGCAAACAATATAATTCCAGATTTGCAAATTCGTGTGGTGCAAAAAACTGGAAAAATTTGGTACACACTTGATGGAGATCAAACATTACAGCAAGATAATACTGTTCAAGCCAAGTTCTTACAAGAATTCCCTGCGGAACTTCCAGACAGAAACTATTATGCGACAAATGTTGATTAACTGCTTTGATAAAGATGCTGGATAAATATTACTATGGATAATAAGGTTGATGAAATGAACGAAAAAACGTCAGAAAATACGCAAAAATCGGGCGTAAATGAACAAGCGGGCTTTCATATTGAGGGTCATATTAAAATATTTGACCCTGAAACTAAGGAAGTTTATATAGATAAAAGGAACGCTATTCATTATGAAAATATGAGCGTGGCCCTTGCTGCCGCACTAGCCAATCAAGGATATGGTATCATTGAGGGTATGAGTTTTGGAAATGGCGGTAGTACCGTTGATCCTAATGGAATTATAACTTATTTGACTCCTAACAATGTTGGAGTTAACTCAGGGCTTTATAATCAAACTTATTATAAAATTATTGACCCAAAAAATACATCAAATATAGATCCAACAAGAAATTTTACTGAAATACGTCACGTAAGAGGCACGGTTTATACTGACATTTTTTGTAGTGTTTTATTAGATTATGGTGAGCCAAGCGGTCAAGCTGCCTATGATAATGCACAAAATATGAACAGCGAGTTTGTTTTTGACGAAATTGGTCTAAGAGCAAGTAGTCAAGATTTGGTAGAAGGAAATGGAAGATTGTTAACTCACGTTATTTTCCACCCAGTCCAAAAGGCCCTGAATAGATTGATTCAAATAGATTATACTGTTCGTATTCAAACTTTGACTACATTTAGTGAGACCTAAAGATGCCTTATACCATACCTTTTAGCGACCCTAGTAAATCGTCTAGTCCGATCACAGTTAACGATAATACTGAAAATATAACCAGTACAAGTTTGTCGTTGGTTGGAAGAAACTATTCCAACTATGGTGTAGCATTTGCTAAGAATTTTGTACATCTATTAGAAAATTTTGCGAGTCCTTCATCCCCAGGAAATAGTATTGAAGGACAGCTTTGGTACAACAATATTACAAAAAGGTTGTACATAAATGACTCCACTGGCGGTACAAGTAACTGGAGGCCTGCAGGAGGAACACACGTTGCACCAAGTACCAACATTCCTCAAAATCCTTTATTGGGCGATTTATGGGTTGATACATTAACACAGCAGTTAAGTTTATATAACGGAAGCAACTGGGTATTAGTAGGACCAACTGCACTTTCAGGAAAAAAGACTGGATCTTATGTTGAACAACTTGAAGATTCATCTGGAGTTAAGCATTTAGTTTCAATTGAATACGCTAATGACGAAGCTATAAAAATTGTATCAACAGAATCTTTCCAACCACAACGAGTTATTGACGGGTTTACTATATTAAATCCAGGTATCAACGTATCATCTAAAAAGTTTATTGGTCCAGCAGATACAAATATTGCAAATACAGTTTCTAAAATTTACGGAATTGTCACTATTGCTGAATCATTAAATGTAACTAGTCCGTCAGTGGCCACAGTTAGCGCAAATAATTTTGCTAGAAGAGATAGTGCAAATCAATTTTATGGTCAACAGAGTATTCTTAATGATGCAGGATTGAATATAGGATCAACCAGTGGTTTTAGCTTGTCTGTCCTACAAGGGACATCTGTAATTAAAAATACTTCAGATGGTGGATCAATTGACTTTATCATTTCTAATCAAGGGTCACAGAATATTGTGATGAAACTTGACGGTAGAAATCAAAGAGTTGGTATTAATCATCCAACACCTCAAGTTGAATTAGACGTTAATGGTGATGCGTTCATTAGTGGTCATTTAACAATGACCGGAACAATTGACTCCTCAAGTCCTACATCAGGATCTTTCCAAAGTAGGGGCGGTGCAGGAATAGCAAAAAATTTATATGTTGGTAAAAATATTGTATCAAAAGGAAGTCTTCAAATTGGAGAAGTAAACGACTCCAATGTTCCAGTTGCAGGATCAGCAATTATACCAAATGCTTCTTCTACTTATGATATTGGCACTTCGTCAAGTAAATTTAGAACAGTGTATGCTGATAATTTTAGTGGAAACTTTACAGGTAACTTCCAAGGTCAATTTGATGGACAAGTTCAAGGTTCAGCGGCTAGACTTACTAATTCTACTAACTTTACACTAACTGGTGATGTTAATACAATTTCTGCTAAATCTTTTAATGGAACACAAGTTTCTTTAGAGTTGACAAACGTTCTTTCAGATAGTTCAATCACTGGTAAAACTGAAGTTGTTGATAGTAGAATTGATGATACTTTATTAATTTATAGATCTAATTTAGGTTTAAGAAAAGTTACTAGAACAAATTTCTTATTAGGGGAAGCGTTTGTTCCAATTGGATCAATTTTTCCATTTGCTGGTACACAAATTCCATTAGGATATCTTCTATGTGATGGCGCTTTGGTATCTCGTGTTGAATATCCGACACTATATCAGGCTATTGGATCTACTTATGGTGCTAGTGCAGGTGGTGAATATTTTAGATTGCCAGACTTAAGAGGTCGATTCCCATTAGGCAACGCTGCCATGGCAAATTCTTTATCAAACGTAATTGTTAATAAAGCTGTTACATTACCAAATGCAACACCATCTACTACAGTAAATCTTTCAAATACTGAAAACATTTACATTGGTATGGTTGTTACTGGTTCAGGAAACGTGCCGTCAAACACAGTTGTTATTGATACTACAGCAGAAACAGTGACATTGAATAATGCAGTTACTATTGCTTCTGGATCAGTTCTAACGTTTACTATTCGAGTTTTAAGAGATACGATCCCTGTTAACTCTTCTGATAGAGTTAGTAGTGTTACAGGCGACAATTCAGCTAGCGAAATAGGCGGCTCTGGTGGTTTGAGCAAGAGAGCTCTTAATACACAAACTAGCGGTACTGCTCCAATTTATACAAGTGCAGGTTCTGCTCAAAATTTCAATACCACTTTTGACATTGGATTGACTAATCCTTATCTAACTATTAATTATATAATTAGAGTGGGAGTAGGTGCTACACAACTAGGTTAAGGATAAAGAATGCCGTACGTAATTAAAAAAACTGATGGAAATATTATTGCAACTGTTACTGACGGAACTGTTGATACATCCAGTACATCTTTAACATTGATAGGAAAAAATTATAAAGGGATTGGCGAGATTTATAATGAAAATCTAGTTTACTTACTAGAAAATTTTGCAAATTCAAGTCCACCAGGAAATCAAATCAAAGGTCAACTTTGGTACAATAACAATACCAGTAAATTAAATGTATATGATGGTACAAATTGGAGACCAGTAGGAAGTCCTTTTGTATCAAATGCAAGACCAGACAATTTAATCAGTGGTGATTTTTGGATTGACACTGCCAGTCAACAATTAAAATTCTATGACGGTATTAATCTAATCACTGCTGGTCCTATCTATACTAAAAATCAGGGAAAGAATGGTTGGGTAGTTGAAGAAATTGTTTCAGATAATGGCGACACAAAATTAGTGACTAGTATATATTCTGCTGATATTAGAATGGCCATTCTTAGTACTAGTGAATTTAGACCATTAGTTCCAATTAATGGATTTACAGAAGCTTTACAACCCTTGCGAGCTGGATTAACATTTAGTTCTTTAGTAACAGGTAATACAGTTCATGCTATTGTTGAAACTGCTCAAACACTGTATGATGCAGTTGATGGATCATTAGACACTACTAAGTTTGTAAGATCTGATAAATCTGGTTCTATTTCAGGATCATTAAGTGTAACAAGCGCCAGCGGAGTCACCATAGGTCCTTCAGCGGCTATATCAATTTATGTTGATACAACAGTAACACCAAATAAGAATGTTGTTAGTAATCAAGTAAACGAAAGTAAATTAATACTTCGTGTTAGGTCTTCAGATAGTTTTCAAGATGCTGTCTTAGTAGACCCAACTACTAAATCTTTCTCAGTATACCCTGATGACAATTGGAGAGTGGACGAAGAACCTGCTCCTACTATTAATTTAAATGGTAACACTACTATTGAAGGTTCTTTATTAGTAAAAGGAGTAACAGAGTTTACCAACTCTACCACCTTACAAGTTACTGATAAAAACATTGAACTTGCTGTAGTAGACACCCCAACTTCAACTACTGCTAATGGCGCGGGAATAACAGTAAAAGGTGGAGTAAGTGGCGATAAAACAATTACTTGGTTAAGTTCAGGAGTAATATTACCTCCGTCAACACTAATTCCAACTTGGGAATTGAACGACAATGTCAAAATTCCTCCTTCAAATTCTTTTTATATTGGCAACAACTCAGTATTAAGTTCTACTACATTAGGAAGTTCTGTTGTTTCTAGCTCATTAACTTCTTTAGGACAATTAACTACTCTTAACGTTGGTGACATTAATATAACTAATAATACGTTAACTGTTGACGGTGAAAATTTAATTATTAATGTTCCTTTAGGAAACATTATTTCACTAACTAATTTAGTTAGAATTAACAACGTAGCTAGTCCTTTATTTCAATTTGACGTAGCGAATAAAGATTATGTAGACAGATCAAAGACATCAATTAATTACTTGACTATTGATATTACAGGATTTGAGACACCAAATACCGAAGCAATTTCACAGATTGAGGCTATGATACCTGCAAATACAGTAAATGCAGGTGACGTCGTTAGAGCATTGTGTTTGAGTTACACTGATAACACACCGTCGCCAATTGTAGTTAGAGTAGTTAAAAAATTCGTTTGCCAATTAATTTCAGGTATTAGAACTTGGGTGTGGGACGAGGATATTTCAGTATAACGGAGCGAATTAAATGCCATACACAATTAAACTTTCTAATAGATTACCTTTAGTAGATGTTCCAGATGGAGCAGTAGATCAAGCAACAACTTCATTGAACTTGATTGGTAAAAATCTTTCAGGATACGGACCGTATCAAAATGATAATTTTGTTCATCTATTAGAAAATTTTGCTTATGAAAATCCTCCTGATAGTCCACTATTAGGGCAATTATGGTATGATACACAGAATAAAAAATTAAAAATCTATTTTAAATTTTTATCGACAGCACCAAGTACCTACAGTAATATTTGGAAATCAATTGCTAACATGACATCAACTGCAACTGCACCATCAGTTGCATCTTCAGTTGTTGGTGACCTTTGGTATAATACAACATCAAAACAACTTCATGTTTTTGATGGAACAATTTATGAACTAATAGGAACAAGTGTACCAGGATTTGGCAAAAGCAGATTAGAGGGTGGAGTAATATCTGGTAGACCACCAGGCTCACCTGAAAGCACGCCTGTTAATTTTCCAGTATTAACATTATTTTTAGATAATGCACCAATAGCAATAGTTTCAAAAGATCCATTTGTACCAGTAACCCCAATATCTGGATTATACCAAAATAATTCATCCTCAGGTCAAGTTTTAGCAGGTGTAAATTTAGTTGGTCCAGGTTTATTAAACGGTAGAGCCGATTCGTCTCATAAATTTATTGATCCAGTAGATGGACCATTGACTACTTCAAGTTTTGTAAGATCAAATAAAACTGGATCTCAAAGTATTACTGGATCTTTAGCAGTTGTTGGGAACGTTTCATCTGCAGGGTTTAACGGAAACTTAACAGGTAATGTAACGGGAAATGTTACAGGTGATGTTACAGGTGATGTTACAGGCGATTTAATAGGCGATGTCACTGGTAATGTAACTGGAAATGTTACAGGCAATGTAACTGGTAACGTCACAGGTAATGTAACTGGTATACACTATGGAGATTTGATAGGAACTAATGTTAAATCAGATTTTCTATATAATAAAAACGGAACAAAACTTGCAATTGATTTAACAAAGGCAACTACAGAATTTACTGGTAAATTCATTGGAGATCTTCAAGGAAATGTAATTGCAGACGTTACTGGTGATCTTACTGGTGACGTTATTGGAAATGTAACTGGTAATATTACAGGTAATCTTACAGGAAACACTACAGGCGTACATAAAGGTAATGTTTTAGCGGCAGATAACTCTGTATCGTTTAATGCAAGTACTAAAACTTTTACTGGTAATTTGATAGGTAATGCAAGTACAGCTTCAAATCTACAACTAGCCAAACAGATAAATGGTGTACCATTTGATGGTACTTCCAATATTACAATATATGATAGTACCAAATTACCTTTGACAGGTGGTGCGATATCTGGCTATTTGACATTAACTCAACAACCACTTACTAATTTACATGCAACTAATAAACTGTACGTTGATGATAAAATTTCACAAGTTGTTGCTGATTATATTCAAGCAAGGCCTCTGTTCTTCTCATTAGATACAAGAGGATTGAGTGTTACTGGAACAGGAGCGGGTTCAGTAGTGGGAATTTTAAATTCCATTGCGCCCCCATCAAATTTTACACCAAATACTACATGTAGAGTTTCGTCAACAATTCAAAATATTTCAACTTCAGCTTCTACAACAAGCGGAAGCTGGATTAGTATATCGTTTATTCGATCAGTAAGTGTTACAACTACAGTTTCTGATCCAACAAGGAATAGCAATTTATTGTATAAAGTTAATGCTAACAAGACAAGTTGGGAATATGTCTCAGGTTAAATTGATTAAAGGATATTTAAAAAATGCTGAGGAGATTGTGAAACTGGCTGAAAAAGAAAAGAATAAATTTTCTTTTAGAGCTAAAAATGAAAAATACAATTTCTCAACAGAATACGGCGACAGTCATATGAAGTCGTTATTTTATTTTGATATGAGTGAGGAATTAAAAGAAGCAATTTTTAAAACGTTACCTGAAAAAGATAAAACAGCAGATGCATTTGTGATCAATAGATATGATCCAGGTGATTATTTGCAAAGGCATAAGGATAGTATTGGTGGATATTGGAAATTTAAATTGATATATTTGCAAAGTGATAAACCACATTTTATTTGGTATGATCAGGATGGGAAGGCAAATTTAGTCGAAGAAGAGCCAGGAGCGTATTTAGAAATGCCAATAGACATTGAACATGAAGTAACTGAAATTGGGCAGAATGAATGTCCAAAGTACAGCCTTGTATTAAGTTGGGGATATAGATAATGGCAAAAAAGATTAGAGAATTATTATTTTTAAAATCAACAGGTGTGTTGATAGGCGAAATTACTGACGAAGTAGATACATCAGTAATGGATCTCTCTCAATTTCTTACAAAGCAAGTAGAAATAGATGAAGAAAACGGCGAGTATTGGCATGGGGATTTTAATAATGG